TTTCGCGCTCTCCAAATTCGACGTTCTTGTGGATGGTGATAACGTGCTCGTCTTCGTTGAGGCGGCCGAATCGAAGCCCGTGCTGGAAGGGTTTTCTGATGCCATTCTAGAGAGCTGTGGCCACGAGGTGTTGCTTGAACGTCCTGCTTTCGTGTTGGAAGATGTGAGGTTTGGTGGCTCGGCCCCCGTGTTTCTGGGTGAGAGACACGGGTGGTCCATGGTACGCGAACACCATAGGGTGATTTCTGGCGCATTCTCTTCACACATCTACCTTAGGGAACCTGTGTTTGCGCGAGAATGGATGGTAGGAGTTGCCATGTGCGAGCTTTCTCAGGCTCGTGGAGTGCCGGTCTTGCAAGCTTTCTTCACCTCTGCCATCAGAGCCTTGGGACCTGTGAAAAGGGTCCGTGAACATCCGCATAGGGATGCTCTCGCTCTGGGGGCATGGTTTGCAACCGAGGACAGCGCGTTGGAGGTCAGCTTGGAGGCGCGCGTTTCTTTTGAGCGCGCGTTTGGGGTCCCGATGGAAGAACAGCGTAGACTTGAGAAGTCTTTTGATGACATGGTGTTTGGTTCTTCCTGGGAATGCTTGTCAGGCGTGGAGAGTGCCAGTGACTTGCAGGACTACCTCGACAAGCTGGTCTACAACGGGCCGTAGATGTTGCTGGCGCCGTTATGGCGTGGGCGTGGGTGACCGGGCTTGGAGGGTGGGGCGAGGATTGTCTGTCAACCCTCACCGGACCCGACTGCTGGCGGGAGCACACGGACTTAGCGCCCACTTCTGTGGGAATCGCGGCGCTGACGCGTAATGGCGAGGTGAACCACCGTGTGTGTTGATCGTATCAGTAGCGGACAATTCGGCGCTTGGGTTGGGTGAGCGCGCATGCGTTCGCGCCTCTGGCGGCAGACATAGCTATTCCACCCTCCTTGACCTGGGAGACCCGCGGCGCCTATGCTAGTCAGCAGCTTCGCAAGTTGGGTGCGGCCACTTGTTCCCACGAGGCCGCTAGCGGTAGCAATGACCAAGCTGCCGTGGTCTGTACGCAGGTTGCCTGCTGGCGGCTTACCAGCGGTCCTTCTAGGGGGACCACCTGTGCGCAAAAAGGGTTTTCCCGGGCCGTGCACAGGTATGCGTT